GCAATAGTAATATTAGGAGTTATTACTTTTTTATTTCTTATAAATCCAAAAAAAAATATTGTTGAAAATTCCAAACATGTATATAATACTTCTATTGAAAAAATGAATACGACCTATGGTAGTGTAAAACAAGATGCAGAAAAATCGGCGCAAAATGCAAAAGATAAATGGACAAGTAATATAAAAAGTATTTATAAAATTATAATTTTATCTATTATTGTATTTTTTATTCTAGTGTATAATTATCTAACATTTTATAAAGGACCTAATATAATAAACTACATAATAAATGTATTATTATTTGTATTTCTAGGATTTGAATTTTTCTCGGATAAATTAGATAATGTAGTGTTCCCATTATTTCATGACATTGAAAAGAAAAAAGAAAAAGATGAAAAACTTAATATTGGACTTATGTCAATTATTTTATTTTGGATTATTGCCAATACTATTCATGCCATGTATTTGTCTAGTAATTCTATTTTAGTTTTCCCAGTTCAACCTGCAAATTCAATGCATTATTTTATTTCTATTGCCATTCACGTATTGTGTGCTATTGGTGTATTATTCAGTTTATACTTTAAAGAAAAAAATATGACAGAGTATAAGGGATTTGTTTTTTTCTTGATGTTTGTTTTGGGTATTGTTGCTAATATTATTTTCATGACAGTTTTTAATGATACATCTACTAATCCCGCTGGAACAGGTTTTTCAATGACAAATATATTTCACATTGTATTAAATGTACTATTTGTTGGGTTTTTAATTTTTGAATTATTATCTAATAAAATAGATAATGAAATACACAAAAATACAGTAGATAATAGTATTCATCATAAAACATTATCTAGTACACTTACAATTGGATTATTTATTGCATCTATTTTATATTATATATATCCAAAAAAAGAAGATTTTTTGGGGAAAAACATTAACATTTCAATGATAGCTATATTTTTTCTCTTGTCACTATTTGTTCTATTTAATTTTCCAGGATTTGATTCTCAATACTATATTTTTGCACTCTTTTTTATTTTAAATATTCCCCTGGTTTATCTTTTTATAACTAGAATGTTATCTGGAACAGATGATAAAACTAAATTTTTTATACCCTTTTTTATTGGGTTTTATACTATCTTTATGATCATAATGTCAATGATGGGAACAATAGACATGTCTAATCATACTAATATTTATTTACTAGTAGGATTAATTGGATTTTTGCTATTATCGTACACAATGAAATTTATTACGGATCCAAAATATAAAACACTGTTTTCATTGATTGCACTTATCATATTATCTATCGCAACATTATATTACACGTTAACAAGTAAAATATGGTATGTATTTTTATTGTTGTTTATCTTTATTTTATTTTATTTTGATATCATTCATATTCCAAGAAAACCAGCTATGCCAAGCACTGGTCCTCCTGTACCCATCACAACACTTGAAAAGAAATTATTAGCAGGAGAAGTTATATTTATTCTAGCCTTTTTATATATTAGGTCAATCATAAAAACTGTATATACCAAAAACGGACAATCTATTATCAATGCTCCTGTAAAACTAAATAGACATACCAATGTAAAAGTGGATAAAAAATTTCAATACATTTACGGAGTATCTTGTTGGGTAAAACTAGATCCAATGTCACCAAGTTCAGTTCAACAAGCGAATGATTATGTTACTATATTAACGTATGGAAATACTCCAAAAATATCGTATTGTGGTGCATTAAACACCCTACGTGTTGAGATGCAAAATGAATCTAAAAAAATGCGTATTATGGATACAATACGTAATGTACCTTTACAAAAATGGAATCATATTGCCATCAATTATGTAGATGGAATATGCGATGTATTTATAAATGGAGAATTACATAACAGTAAGAAAAATGTAGTACCCTATAATAGTTCTTCCGAAATGATAGTTGGATCTCATCATACTATACGTGGTGAAATGTGCAATGTAGTAGTATTCTATGAATCGTTTACTCGTTCAAAAATAAAACAATTATACAATGATTTCAAAGATAAAAATCCTCCAACCTTTTAATTTTTGTCAATGAGGTCAAACATATCCCAGCATGTGTGAATATATTGTAGAATTTGTAATCTTTCTACATTATAAGGTCGTATCATTTGAATTGCTTCCTCATACGTTACCCATTTCATATCAGATACTTCGGTTTCTTGGAACGAATGTTTTACTACAAGATTGTCACTTTTTCCTAAAAAATATTTGTGAATATACGATTTATAATTAGATCCCATGAAAATTTCTTCATATGGCAAAACATTTTTAATTATTTTGATAGTATGTTTATCGTACCCAGTTTCCTCTTCATATTCGCGAAGAGCACAATTTAATTCTGATTCATACGAATTACGCCGACCTTTTGGAAATCCCCATTCAGGACAATCCCACGTTGTTTTACTTTCTTGAATTAATTGTTGTAATGTAATATGTTTGTTATCTACCATAATACCTCGCTTCATTGTATTAAATTTTTCTTCTGCATTCATTTCTTCAATAGATGAATCAGAATAATGTATTCCCCATAAATTATTCCACAATACATTAAAATTTTTTTCTAGTAAATTATTTTTTTCTATATTTGTCATTTCATCAATCAAATTAGAAATATGTTTTATATTTTTGGTGGAGTATTTACCACGAATAAAATCTGTATATCCTAATGAATTTCGGCGGCATATCATCAAATATTTGTTATTCATATAATGAATAATTCCATAACTAGTAATAGGAGTTATATAGGATTTTGTATATGGTTTTAATTTGTTCATATATTTTTTCATACGTTATTCATATAAATTGTTTTTATGTTCTTAATTATAATGGATCCAACAATATGGGGACCGCATTATTGGTTTTTTTTGCATAATGTAGCTTTTAATTATCCAAATCATCCTACGACAATTCAGAAAAAGATACATTACAGATTAATCCATAATTTTTACGAATTTATTCCAAACAAAACAATCGGAAGTTTATTTTTAAAATTAATTGATAAATATCCAGTTACACCTTATTTAGATTCTCAAAAAGATTTAATTAAATGGATGCATTTTATACACAACAAAGTAAATATACGTTTAGATAAACCAACCATTACTTTATCGGAACATTATCAACAATTTCATGCATTATATGAACCAAAAGAAACTAAACTAAAAAGGTTTTTAAAAGAACGATATCATGTTATATTTACCATGTGTGTTATATTGATGATATTATTTGCAATATCACGTAGTCATATCAGTTAGATAAATTACTTATTATAAAATTAAAAGTGTCATCACATTGAAAGGTATTATTTGTTTTGATATTAAATGGCATATCTGTCGTGTAACTTTCAAGTGCGGTATAAGTTGCAAGTGTAATTTTAGGTATAAATATAAGTCTGCTATATAGATTTTCGGCACTAGGAATTGGATCAAAGAATTGACTACCATTAGGTGTTGTATAAAAAACACCACCCATTATGTTTCTAATATTATTTATTGGAAAAATATTAACTGGTATAGTTGCGTTGTATGCCAAATCATTTCCGTTCAATGCTAATCTTGAACCCCAAAATGAAGCTATTCCATCATTGGCCATATCATCTACTTTATTTGTATAATTAACACCATCATTGCATGCCACAAATACAAATCGTATGTAATCTGCAAAGGCATAAAGTAAATCAATATTAATGATGTTCGCAGGTGAATTATTTTTTTTAATTAATTCACCCAGTTTAAATGGTGCACTAAAATTGGCGACATTATCATATATTTTATATTTAGTATCAAACTTGGGATATCTATATTTATTATTAAAATTGGATGGTTCTATATCCGACAAAAATGGATCAATTATATTAAAATCTTCGGTTAGTTTTTTTAATATAATAGGCAATGTCATATTTTGTTCTAGTAATGTCCGAATGGTAGAAATATATTTACAAAATCGGTCAGGTATCTTATAAATAACATTTTTAATTCTTATTAAATTAGGTGCTGTAATATCTATTTGTTTAGAACGATTTACAATAGGTTTTATTCCTACTCCATTTGTTTTATACGTATGTTGTTTTATAACAAAATTACGTTTTGCATTTGATAATAATCCGCATGGAATATTATCATTATTATCACGCGATCCATAATAAGTGGGGAGATTAAATTTAGGGTTGATTTGTATAAGTTTGCCGTTTACATCATATGGACTAATAAACGCATTTTTTGAATATGTTGAAGAATTTGATGAATTTAATAAATTTAATAAATTGTTAGGAATGTTTGGAATGTTAGGAATGTTAGGAATGTTAGGAACAGTAGGGACGGAATTATTGGGAATATTGTTCATATACTATAAAATTATTTTTGTTCTTGAGTATACCATTGTAATGCCAAATAAGGTGGTTCACTACCACTAGTTATAGAGGTTTGTTTATTTACTGTCATATTTGGTCCATTATTTACAATGTCTAAAATATCACCTGATTGTAGAGAATAATTAAAATACCGTAAATCGGACAAATACCCTTGAAACCCGCCATTTAACCCAACATATACATTTCCATAATTTTGTTTGACTACACTTGCTAACACATGCCGTTTGGCTAATGTTCCATTCACATACACATCTAATTTGTTGTTTTCTACGCGAATCAACACATGTACCCATTTATTCATTGGAATATTAGGAATAATAATTTCTTCTTTAATTGTTGTAAATGTATTCATTACAACGACTAATTCATTTGTTTCGGGTGAAATGTAAAGACCTGGAGCATTATTCGGGAAATTCATACCATCTTCTTGCAAATTATTATCACCTTTATGAAATATATGCTGATATTGATTTGCTACAGTTCCTGTATTTGTTATATTTAACCACACCGACCAAGTAAACTCTAATCCATAATTAGCATTATCGGATCTTGAAATGGGAACCGACCCTTCTACAGCTGGATCTTGTTTAATAATGAGTGGAACATTTCCAGGAACTAATCCTTGAATTAAAAACGGGCTTTTACTTGGACCAAAAAACATGCTTAATACATTAATACCAACCATCATGCCAACTGTAAACACAATTAATGCTAGCATAATGACGATAAATTTTTGTAATGGTGTATCTAAATCATCAACATTCGGCATATAATATAGGTAGGGAAAATTATATAGTAACACTAGCCTCAACGGAATTACCCTTCAAGAAATTTAATTGTAATTTATATTGATTCAAGAAATTACTAAACAAGTTTCCTCCAGGTCCGCTTTTATATATGTTCCATGCTTGTTGTGGATTTACAGTATCATTCCAATAATTAAATCTAGATGTATATCCCGAAAATCCAGATAAAGGTGTTAAATATATATTTGCAGTATCGTCTACATATGCAGGTGAAGGCAATACACATGTTTTTATCAATTTACCGTTAATATAACTGTCTAAAGAACGATTATTCAATGTTACAATTAAATTTGTCCATTTTTGTATAGGGATATTTTGTATTCTACAGTTAAATAGCTCTTCTGTATTTTGCATTGCCACTGTAACATCTATGTCATTGTCAATTGCACCTAGTGTAACACCAGGCATTAATTTTTTATTTCCTCTGCAAAACATAATTTTTTCAGAACCATATCTATACGACCAATCGTCAATATAAAACCAAATACTGTATGCATAATTTACAGATGCACCTGCAGGAAGCGATGTAGCATCTACCACTAATTCGGTTTTAGCATCGGCAAAATTACTTAATGACGATGGACCATTAAATAGCCATGATAAAACATAAATCATGAATATAAAAAATAAAATCATAAATAGAAATTTTAACATACTATGAATAAAGAAATTAATTTTGTTGCATAAATAATAAAGCTTCTATAAATCCTACACTTGGTGTACTTGGAATAGATATATCTTTATAATGAACCTTTGTAATGGGTACTTCTATTGTTAAATTATGTACAAAATTTGGATTTGATCGTTTAAAAGCAACCATCTTTTTAATTAATTTGTTATATTCTACTTTCCTATACATTGAATTATTGGAATAAATATATCTAAAATAATGGTATAACAACGGTTTAAAATGCATTAATATATTTTTTGGTATTGTTTTTATAAATGAATTGGTAAATACTTGATTATAGTGTGGGTGATTATTGATTGTAACCGATTCAAACATACTAACCAACTCATCGCAAATTATTTTTGGAGTAAAGTTTTTTATTTTAGTATCTATTATGTATTCTTTAATCACAGGTTCATATTTTATGGCAAAAGAATTCAACACAAAATTTTCTTGCATGAAAAAGGTAAACAATGGATGTATGAAAAATCCACGTACTTGCATGCACATATAAAAAATATATAATTGTTCCGCTGTAAATTTAATGTTGGTATAAGGATTTCTTACGTCATTCGGGAGTGAAAATAAATATTCGTCCGAATACGTTAATGCATTCACAATTATATTAGAAATATCATGAATATGAAATGTATACTTTCGTTCTTTTTCTATAACATATACAATTTGACGTTGATTAACAAATGGATTCATACATAAATCTACCGTATTGAATGATTTCTTTTTAAAGTGAATGTATTGTATTAATTTATTTTTTAATGTCGTATATTTTGCGTATGCGTCAAAAAATATGTTGCGCGTAAATTTTTTAATTGTGCTGGTTAAAAAAATATTGTTATCTATATCGTGTTTAAAAAAATCTTTTTTGATTTTAATAGATTGCAGAATAAACGATAATATGTGTATCCCACCAAATTCATTTTTATGAATACACCTTTTTATATATCTATTTTTTTGTTGTTCAAACTCATGCTCTAAAAAAATAGATAACATACTATTCTATATTATTATTCATGTTTTATATCAGTTAAAAATCAATTTCATAATTATTATTTGTAAACTCATCCATCATTGTATCGCGTATACTTCCTAAATTATCATTAATTTCAATTGTATCACAACTTGTTGCCTTAATTTCAAAATCAGACACTTTCTTAGATTCTTTTATAATGTGATGCTGGAGTTTATCCAAATTTGTCATTACATCAAATGCATTTGTTCCATAATATCCAGGTTGACCCAACATTACATTGCATGAAACTCCGAGAGCAGGGTCAAATTCTGAAAATACAGCTGCCTTGGTTAACATATCTGGCGTTTCTTCAAACGATGCCTTGGCAATAGGACCAATATCATCCGTATTAATACCATGACGGGAAATAGCCATCGGCTTTGCATTACATGTCATACGATCACACAAGAGAGTTAAATGATGATCATTAATACTTGAACCACCCGATGCCGAAATAACATATTTAAATTCGTTCAGAATACATTCACGTGCAGCCTCAATACCAAGTACATGGAACATTTCGCGAATATCGTTACTATACGTTTTGGTAGCATCTATGTAATCTAATCCGAGAATTTCAAGTAAATTGGATCCCACTGTATCCAGTACATATACTTTATTTTTCTTTTCATCTTCTTCGGATAACTTGCTACCGTCTTCATTTTTCAATGTGAAATTTCCGTGCTCTTTCACCAGAACATTTTTAATTTCGCGGAAATTTACTTTTTCAATATACTTGATACCACGCAATATCGTATTGTTCAATATATGGTCTTGCATCGTTTTCAACTTGTAAATATCATCCATGTCGCGATATACATTTTTCTTATTTGTTTTATTCATTAATTTAATTCTAAATATCAAATTATCATCATTGAAATCCGTATACACACATTCAATATCCTTGGAATAATTTTGCTTCAATGCAAAATTAATATCGTCCATCGTTAGTTTTTTGTTAAACATTTTTTCTTTATCCAATACTAGTCGTATAACCCAATTATTATCTGCACTATATTGTTTATCCGTTTCGGTACATCCATCCAATATATCGTCAATGTCCATACACTGGCGAATAAGTGTGCTATCTTTACTTTGTTGGACTGGATCAAATAATATACTTGCCGAATACGTAATATCTACTAGTTTTGTATGCTCTACCATGTTAATAATATCTTTTGCACGTTCAATGTTATGTTGTTCAAATTCTTTCATATAAATTGTATCCGATGGCTGCTTGATCGTAGCAGATAGTGACAAGATTTCTTCAATACGAGGCACGCCAAGAGTTACGTTAGTTTTACTTGCTACACCTGCAAAATGGAAAGTATTCAATGTCATTTGTGTAGTAGGTTCACCAGTAGATTGTGCCGCAATAATTCCTACATTTTCACCTGGACTTATAATAGCTTGTTTATAGTGTACCAAAATATTTTCAAGAAGGATAACAATACTTTCTCTAGTCATGTGATGTACCAACAACAATTCTCTTGGAGATAAGTTGAAATCATACAATATTTTAAATAGCTTGGTTGGAGCATACGCACCGAGTGCAACCAATTTCTGGTAATATTTATCCGTCAATTGATATACTTCTAGAGGAGTAATATCTATAGCGGTCTGTTTAATTGCATTTACTTGATTAGATATATTTCGTATAATATGTGCAAAATGAACTGGTATCAATATTGTATATGATTTTTCACTTACATAATTGTATACATTTTTAATAATCAGTTCGCGAATTCCAATCATAGCATCAATTATTTCTTTACTATGTTGTCTGCATTCTTGCTTCTGTTTTTCATACCGAACCAATGTATCTTTATCAAAGATTTGAACCGAATCATCAAACTCCGTATGGAAATGAGCATACACCTGTTCTTGTTTCATAGAACACAATTGAATATTTTGAGATTCAACCTTTGCTGGATCTATATTATCATCGCCATATTTGAATTGCATAATCTTATTCTTAGAATTACGAACAGTTCCATCATATCGTGTATCGCAATCTTCTAATGCTTTGATTAACCTACGTTGAATATAACCAGTTGTAGACGTTTTAACAGCTGTATCAATCAAACCGATACGACCACCTTGTGCATGGGAGAAGAATTCAATCGGATTCAATCCCTCTACGAAAGATGACGATACGAATCCGCGTGCATTAGGTGAATCATCATATTTAGTAAAATGCGGCAAGGTACGATCATCAAACCCATATTCAATTCGTTTACCATCAATCTGCTGAGGACCCAAACAAGCAACCATTTGAGATATATTAATATTCGTTCCCTTGGAACCAGAATCTACCATTCCTTTGAAACGATTATTTTTATCTAATGCATCCAATCCTATTTTTGTTGATTTACTATTTGCTTCACTCAATATTCCATTGACTTGAATTTCAAATTCTTCAATATTCGGCTTTCCTGTAGTATTTTTAAACGTATTCGTATGCGTAGCCTTAATCAAATCCAATACTTGTTGGTGATATTTTTGTATTTCTTTTTTGATATCATCCTGTTTTGTATTGGGTAAATACAAATCACTAATACCAACACTATACGCATGCATTTTCATAAATTCATTAATAATATATTGCAAATTATCTATAAATTCATTCGTGGAACTATGACCAAAATCATTAAATATACGGTGAATAATTCCGTTTGTACTTCCACCAATTGCACCTTTATTCAATTGACCTTTTACATATACTCCGTTTTTAATAACTACACTACCCGTCATAGTTGTCATGCACGGCAAAATACTTGTCAGCAATTCAAAATTGGTAATGTTATCTTTTGTAAATATAGATGAATCAATATTACTACATTTGTTAATCAAATTCATTGCTATTAATTGTGAAAATCTACGCTCTTCTTGTGTAAATATATACGAACCAACCAATGAATCTTGGAAAATACCAATGATAGGTGAACTAGATGCAGGACTGACAATCTGGTAAGGAACTGCTGCCAAATGTCGTAATTCTGTTTCAGTTTCTATACTTTGTGGCATGTGTAAATTCATTTCATCACCATCAAAATCTGCATTATAAGGTTTAGTAACACCAACATTCATGCGGAATGTATCTCCTTCATACATGATACGCACTTTATGACCCATCATACTCATACGATGCAATGTAGGCTGACGATTAAATAGAATGATATCACCATCCATCATATGCCGATGTACAATATCACCAACTTCCAACTTGATCAATGTACGATTTGCATATTTCAATGATTTAAAAATAGAATTCTTTTGTTCTACCAATTTTGCACCAGGATACACATCGGGTCCATTCAATACCAATGTAGTGAGGAAATGAATGTTACGTGTATTTACGACTACAGGTTTGGTCATATTTTTGGCAATTTTAATAGGTACACCTAATTCACGAATAGATAAATTGGGATCAGGTGTAATGACCGACC